CAAAGTCGTCAACCTTCTTCACCATACTCATGAAGGGGTGACGTTTCATTGCCACGTTTTCTGGAACCCCGGCGGGGTACAATTCTTTAAGCATTGCATCGAATGCGGGCATTGTTAATGTTGCTGCCATTTTCTTTTCCTATTGGTTTGCCTCTAGCGCTGCGAGTGCGCGCTTTAAGCGCTCGTCGTCATTCATCGCTGGAGTGCGTTTAGATGTTCTTGGTGATTGCGCATTGCGCAGTGTCTTAGGTGCCGGTCTTGCTGGTTTCTCTTCGACCTGGGGTTTTTCTTTCGCTCTTGACTTCATCATGATTTCAATAATGGGGCCAAGGCTCTCTTCTAAATTGACCTGTAGCTGCTCCGCCAACAATTCCGGAGTTGGTAGGGGTGCATTCGGGTCTTCATGTGCTACCTGGAGGGCTATGCCATACATAGCTTCCACGGCTTGGGTGGGGTTACTTTCGTAGAGAGCTTGAGCTATTGTCATCTCTCCCGATTCTTCGCTTTTTACACCTTTGAGCTGCTCGCTCATGTATGAGTCCATGCCTCTTAAATAGTTGCGCTGGAACTCGTTAAATTCCGCTTGCTGCTTCTCGCTCTTGATTCGCTCCTCCGCCTCCTTCTGCTCTTGCTCAAGCCTGCGAAGGCGGGCGGAAAGTTCGCGGGTCTCCCGTTGAGCCTTCCACTCATCTGGCGAATCTTCTCCAAGCTCCTCATCATAGAGGGCGGTCGCAAGCTCGCTATACCCGTCCTCTATACCCATTTCACGTAGAGCGCTAACCGGGTCGGCTTGCATATCAGAGCGTAATCTTTCTAGCCTACTCTCTAGCTCGTCAGCCTTCTTTAGTCGGTCTTCTAGCTCTTTCTCTCTGGAACGAAGGGATTCCTCGCGCTCCTTCGCTTGCTCACGCGCACGACGTTCCCGCCTTGCGATTGAAGCAAGCCCCGATGACTCCATTTCGACATTCTCTTCTCCTGGGGTAATCGGCTGGTCATCATCTTGCTGACCTGGGTCTGTGGCCTCTTGTGCTTCAACGGCCTGGGTTTCTTCTTCGGCGTTTGTGACCGTCGGCTCCGCCTCTGCCGTAGTAAGTGCGTTAATCGCTGCTTGCAAGCGCCCCTGGTCGGGAGACGCTCCATTCATCGGGGTTTGTTCTTCTGGTTCTGACATGTATTCGCTCCTGTTACGATGGTATTCCTGTAGGTCTTAATAATTGCGCATTAGGTGATAGAGCAGGGGACGGCGGCGCTCCCTGCGGGGCACCAGCTTGGGGAATTTGCGCCCCCTGCTCTGCCATAGCTGCTTGCTGTTTTGCCTGTTGTTGCCGCATTAGTTGCTCCTGCATTTCAGCCTGAGCCTGAGCAGCGGCCTGTTTTAGCATGTGGTCGGCGGACTCAATCCATCGGCGCATGTCTTCAAGTATCTCATCCGGCGCACCATCACGACGCGCCTTCAGGTACGCTAGCTGAACCCTTCGCATACCAAGCTCTAGGTTTTGGTAGGGTTCTGGCGGCATATACTTACCATCAAGCAAGTCTTCAATCGTCGCTTCAATGTCTTCAATGGCTGCCGTTTGAATGTCAGCGGCACGCTCAAGGTCGGGGTGATTTAGGAGTCGCCGCGCTTCCTCGGTATCGATGATACCAGCTTGGGCCCATTCAACAACCTGCTGGGAGCGACCGGCAGGCGTTCTACTCAGGATAGACGCGGGCTCTAGGCGGATTCGGTACGTGCCATCGTGTATCTCTGCCTCCTTGAAGCAAATCTTTTCCGCTAGCTTCTTGCTGTGAAATACACTCTTGCACTCACCGCCACGCTTGTCGATATCGCGAGCTATGTCAATAAACCTCTCCGCAACCTGCGGGGCAAGTCTCTCAAACTGCTGCGCGTTGTGGATAAACCGCTGCGTTCCGATGTCGTTATATTCCCGCAATGCAACGGCGGACTCTAGCCCTACCGGCTTCTTTGACGTTGCCGCCATTTGCGAGATACCGGCTACCTCGAAACCTCGTCGCCATAAGGACTCTTTATAGGTATATATCTCAGGGGAAACTGCCTGTGGCGTGTGGAATATCGGGGGCTTCCCTCGATAGGGGATGATTGCCCCTACCTCATTGTTAATCTGCATCTTGAGATTCTTTGATGCGATATCCACAAAAACGCGAGGGACTGCAATGAGGTCCTGTGCTCTTTGTATGAAATGGTTTAGCTGGTTAATTCGGAGCTGTATACCCGTTAGCTGCTCACTGAGGCCCTGGCCATAAAAGCCCGTTAGCGGTTCCGACCACTTATAAAAGAGAAAGGGGAAATACGGCTTTTTCCACTCTTCTGAATGGAGGGTCTGGTTGTTGATGCAGATAGCCATCTTCCCATCACCAGCTTTATCCGAAGACGGGAGATGGTAGCTCTCAACAACAGAAACTGTATTCGGGTCCTGCATGCGGAAAGCGGCGCGCTGAGAGGTTTTCGTGTCATAGGTTGCCTCTTCGATGAGTTGCTCATAGCCGGGATAGTCAGCCTTTAGTACCTCTTTGTCTACATACTTAATCTGATGAAGTTGGCGAGGTTCTGCGCTCTTGCACTCCATCTCATCCACTTTGATTTCATCAGGCAAAACGCGCTCACATTTAACATCCCCGTTGTACTCGTACACTTTTAGCACGCCCGTTCCGAACACCACCGAGTCACGAAACACTCGAACCGCCTCCCGATGGAAGCCCGTTTCGTCGAATTTTCCTTCAACCCACTTTTCTAGCATCCGGGCACGTCGCTGCACGCTAAATTCCGCGCCGTCTGTCTGGAAGGTAACGCGGGCCTTGTTTCCGGCAATCATGGAGGTTGCGGTGTCACAAACACTTTGGATTAGGTTCTCCGTCACCCGACCGCGTAGGTTTCTGCGCCCCCCATCCCGACCGCGCAGGCTCCAATCTAACCCAAGCAGGTCAACATTTGCATAGAGCCTGGCATTCCGAACGTTTAATTCATGAATATAGGATTGAGTTTCCTCGATGTTTTCGACGTACTTGAAGACAGACTCGAAAAGAGAGTCGTCATCTTCCTCCCACCAAAACTTATTCATTACAGGCATGGGTTAGACCTCCACCTTGAGACGCTGCCGCTCTGCTATAGGGTCTATACCATCCGGGTACAACAATGGGTTTTCGTAGTTGCTACGATACCCCTCTGTGGGTTCTTCGGAAAACTCAAACCCGCCTGGGTCGTTGTCAATCTGAAGGGATGATGGGTGTAGGGTAATATCCCCCAGTTTACACGAAATTGTTAGCACTCCATTAGCGCGCATAAATTCAACAAGTTCTTTTAGCTGTTCGATTAAATCATTGTCCACGGGTCCACCTCGTTGTAGGCCATATCATCCACAAGAGTGTTGTCCAGCTCCTGAAAATAGTCCATGTTTTCTTGCCGTCGCTTACGTGCATAAACTTTCTCTTTTTCAAGCTTTAGCTTTTCTTCCCAGTACTCCGGCGAGCCAGGCCGAGCTTTCCGCTCATGCGGTCGGGAGAAGTTATGAAAGGAGTACCTCCATGTATAAAGAAAGGAGTCGCATACATGATTCGCACAACTCTTATCTTCTTTCTCTCTGTGGGCATCCCAAACCAAGTAGCACATTTCCGTGGCTAGCTCAGAATCCGCAAGGACCCGTATTCTCCCTTCAATCATGTCGGAATTGAGAAGTTCGATGTAGTCCCGCTTTTCCGTTTTTTCCGCCGCTTCGATATGGAGTTCATAGCGTTCACTGAGTTCGGCCAGCACCATCTTACCCAAACCACCACGGTCACCGACCATTACTTCAAAGTCTCCAAACATGGCCTTCGTCTCACTGATTACCTTGGCAATCGAGCTAACTGAAAGGTTGGATTCCTTGTAGTCATACACCTGGTACATCGTTCCGCATGTTTCCGCGTAAGCAACCACAACAATCGCAAAGGGGTCGTCATAACCGAGGTCACATCCCATAAGGTACTTCCATTCATGCCCTTCCGGGAGGCCATATTTGTTTTCAGAGTTTGGGTCTTGCTCCCAGGTGTTGCGTTCTGGGTCAAACTTGTAAACAAAGGCGTCGTCATCACTTACCCATTCACCTAGATACTCCCTTTTCCATATAGGGTTTTCGTCACTCCATCCATAGCTCTCTTTGTCGGCCAGACATGCATCCCATAGGTGGGGTTGCGCGATATTTTCGCGAATATTCCAAGAGTGACCGCTCCACATTTTCGCAGGTTTCTTCTCGCGGTCTCGGTACATGCGGGTCAGCGGAGAATGCTGCTTGGTTGCCTCGTAAAAAACGCCCGTAAGCACATTTCCCGGTGTACCCATAAGGACAAGACTGCCCAGCGTGTCATTTAGTGCCGGTCCAATTACCTCGCGCACCAGTTCGGTGAGAACATCGGTGGGAAATGACTTACACTCGTCCACGACAACAAGGTCATAGGGTTGCCCCCTTAGTTTATCGATTTCCGCACGCGAGTCGGCCCCTGTTAGCGCCAATCTTCGATGCCCACCCGGGAATGTGCAGGTGAGGTGAGTGTTGTGGAAGTGCATCCCCAACTGGAATTCCTCATCAAACTGCTTAAGGAGGGGCCAAAGGATGGCGCGGGCGCTCCCTTTGGTAAGGGTCGCATATAAACAATTCGCCTTTGTTCTCGTAAGGCAGGTGGTTAATAAGTAAATGGCCGCGCTGAACGATTTTCCGGCACGGCGGGG